TTGTCAACATGACCTAGGTTTCAAGGCTTATTCGTCCTTCTCCTCTGCTTCGATTGGTTTGATGTAGCCGAGCGACTCAAGCAGGCGCTCCTTGTTGAACCAATCGGTCCATTGCAGTGATGTTTCCCAATCGACCTGACACAACCTCGAAGAGGCACGCGCAATGATCATTCAGAAGCGTGACAACGCCATTCGGGCAAAGTGGTACAACAACTGCATGCGCAGCGCGTATTTTTGACCGAACGGCCCGAAGAGGGCGCGGCGGGCTTTGTATTTTTCAGTCGCCAAAGCTCACGTCTGGAGAACCTGCGTCAGCCGCGCCCCCACAGGAGATTGCATCGCCCACTCGACCAGCAGGTTTCCCGTTCACAAAAACTGATCCTGAGCCCCCCGACAAACTCCGCCCGTGAGCCGGAGCCGGGCAAACACCACACCCATGGTCTGCATAGGCATCACCTTGTCGAACGACCGCGATGCCGTTGACGTAAACATCAGGAGAGGCTCCGGTCGATGGGGTCGGAGGAAAGTGGCATCCATGACCGGAGCCGATGTCGCCTAGTCGAGTTGCTTTGGGCATTTTCAGTATTCGGGTCTTGTATAATCAGTATTATTAAGTAGACTCATTCTTGCCTTATCCGCTTCAACAACCTTCCAATACTCATAGTTCCCAGTTTGTGATTCCATAACTGCCACCATTGAATCAATAAACATATTCAAGCACTCTAGAAGGGTTTGATCCATCAAAATTATGAAAATTTCCAACTCTTCATTTCGGCACCCCAACCTCTTCGATTTTATAGCAATGTTGTGAGATCGTATTAAGGCATCGTAAAACTCATCATCATTCCGCGCGTATCGCAAGTCATTTGATGCGGCACTCATATCAGCTTCGAGTTGCCGTATCTCAGCATGAAGATTGCGTGCATTCGAGCTATCTTCGCCAAACCAGACATTGTTTGCCTCACGAATGTCTGCGCCACAAGACATAACTGCAGAAGATATGCGCCGAGCCAAATCAGCGCCTGCGAGTCTCATAAAACTGGAACCAATATCTGGTTCATCTTGCCCAGTCGCAATAGCGGCAAGGATATCTGTCAATCCCATATTGTCCAAGTTTCCGTACTTATCGAAGTGCTTCTCAGCCAATCGAACGACAGCACCGGTGCAAGTAATAAGAAAAAGAGGAGGGAAAAAAGCAAAAAATTTCGGGACGCCACGATCAGGAACCAAGAAACTTAATCCGACGCGGTTCATAAGGATTTGAATAAATGCAGTTGTCACCGCCCCACCAGCTAGTCGACCTACAAACCCAGCAAAGTTCCGCATAACTGTATGATTGAGAAATGCGCTAAGCAATACAGCTCGTTTTAACGATCCACTAGGTGTGCCATCACCAGTAACAGCTGCATTAACTGCCTGTATTGTCTTTGTATTTCGATCCTTCGCTTCCGGGCCTAGTATGTTTGCCCATGCGCCGACTCCATAAAGAAACCATCGTATATCGTCGGGATATGAGATAAACCCACGGCCAAACTGTGCTAGGGCTTCTGTCGTCGTTAATTGACTGACAAAATCTGTCCAGACTTCAGAATGTGTGCGTCCATAAATGGCGAGTTTTTCCACGGAACCAGATACAACTTCTGCAAAATCCACATCCCCCTCTCTGACCAGAACAGGCGCACCGAAAAGACTCGGAGTCCCCGTTTCATAAGTTCCATCTTCAGAGATATAACCGTCTTGCATAAATCACCTTCAACGAATTCTTTTGTATAGAAACTTTCGATATAGCGGCCTCAATAAAGTTACTCCGACTACGCGTGAGATAAAAAATAGCAAAGTAATAACTATTAACCCCAAACCTAACGTTAGAACTATAGCCGCAACATTGGGTGCTATCCAATCCGTTAGCGACATCCGGTTTTGCGCCAGTGCTAATACGTTCTTCCTCAGTCGATACCTCGCGCCACAGTTGCTGCAAGTCACCATATTGTGAATTTTAGGTATGCTCTTTCCATCATAATCAGAGATTGCGGGAAGAGTGTAGGAGGAACAAACTCTGCACCTATTCAATGCGTATCGGCCAGACATTAGTTCAAATCAATCCGTGAGCCACGAACCGAAACTTCGCCGTGTGCGGTGAGTTTCATATCGCCGTTTGATGTCAAATTCATATTGCCCTTCGCCTCCAAGTCCATAGTCCCACGTGTTTTGAGAGCGAGCTTTTCCGCATAAATCGTTGCCGTACCATCGGAACGCAAAGTGATTTTGGCAGCGCCAACAGTCAACGTTAGCGTCTTGGCACTATTTAGAAGTGTGGAATTTGCATCAACAGAAAACTTTCGTGGAGTATTTATTTGAAACCCACCGTTGGCCACTTGAGATGAAACGCCCTTTATCGAACGGTTTTCCGCCCCAAGTATGTTCAATACTCTATTTTGCCCTGCCTTTACTGACAAGTTGCCCTCAACATCAACCAACATGTTCCCTGTACCTGGTGATTGTAGAGCTTCCCGGAACGCCCCATAGAGATCCGACAACCCGTCGAAGGTTGCTTGAGCTTTTTCCGATGTATTACGAGCTGCTGGATTTGCGGACACCTCTATGGAGTAGCCACCTCCAATGCTTACCATCTCATCATCCCCAACACGGCGCAGTGACGTTCGTGCAATGCTTTCCAGATTGTTGCGGTCCGTTTGAGAAGTGCGATTGTGCTTGGTTTTTATGTTTAGATCTTTTTGAGCCCGCAAGAAGACTTCTTCGCTACGCGTTTGATCTTCAAATCTAAATTCATTGAAGCCGTTGTAGTTACTCTGATGACTGTCCGTTCTAAACGTAGATCGTGTCTTATGCTTGGGCAGTTCATAAGGCGGCTTGTTTCTGCCGTTATACACACAGCCAGTCACGATCGGCTTGTCGGGATCCCCGCGAAGATGCTCGACAATGACCTCCATGCCGATCCGAGGGATGACCATGCCACCCCAACCCTTCGACGCCCAGTTCTGGCTCACTCGAACGCGCATGGTGTGCGCGCCATCGAGATCCCAGTGAAAGCGGCATAAAATGCGACCGTGTTCGTCACAATCGATCTCGCCTTCGCCGACCACAACCGCGGTTTCTGGTCCCTGTACGCGCGGCCCGACCGCGCGGCGCTCCGGGCGAAACGGCGCATCATCAGGTGTCAGCACATATGCACCTTCATAGGGCGCATCATCCGCTCCCGCGCTCCCGGACCCATAGGCCTGCGCCCTGAACTGATGGGTGGCCTTGAGGCATACGAATGTGCGCCCCGTCGCATTGGGAACATCATCCCCGGCCAGTGTGACGCGCCAGCCCGCGCCGAGGGAGACTACATCGCCCTCAGCCCGGTGGCGCGGGGCCTGACCGCGCTCCGCTTCCAGACGGCGCGACACCACACCCCGGCCTTCGCCTTGGTTGAGGTAATCGCCGGGCCAGTCATAACTTTCGATATCGCCGCTTGGATGAGACGCATCAGAGAGCTGGTCCACTTCCTGCGCCGATGTGGGTATCTTGAAGTTATACTCCGTCAGCCGCACTGCGCCGGTGGTGATCCGCTCGGTCGCGGACCAATGGCGGAAATGCTCCTCCTCGTTCCGGTGGTATCCGGCGACACCGAAATACGGGCGCGAGGATCCCGGAACCTCGGGCAGGCTGATCGCCGCATCGGTGAGCAAGAGCGTGTGTGATCCCGCCTCATGCCGCCACGACCATGTAATGCCAAAGCGCTCTAGCTGGCGGCGGATAAAGTCAGCATCGCTTTCGCCGTATTGGACGGTGTATTCCAGCACCGGGTAATCATCCATCACCCGCACTTCGAGGTGTGGGTTGCCCAATGCTGCGTAAGAACTAAGCACCTCCTGCACAATCTCGATGACGGTTTTGTTGTGGAAGATCCGCATGTTGCGCCGCAGGCTGGCCACATGTAGCCACGGACGCAATGTCAGGTCATAGCGAAACCCGTTCTCGAAGGCCCCGCGTTGCTCGGCTTCGCAGACGATCCCGTCAAAGGCCCGCACACCCTGAGCATGATTGATTTCAACGGTGGCATGGGTTCCGAGAAGGGCGCTGAGGTCGAGGGTGTTCTGGGTTGAGAGCGCTTCAACTCGCCACTCGAAATCCCCCGAAAGCTCCTCCGTGCCATCCATCCGCAACAGAACAAGCGCGTCGGATCCCAGCACAGTCGTCAGACGCCCAAGCCGGGCATCCTGAGTAAATACATTCATAAAACACAACCCTTGAAGTTGAGCGAGAGCATATCTGCCTCGCCTTAGGGATCAAGGGCGGCAAATCCCTACCTGTGGGGAAAATCACAATGGTGCAATCACATCGGAGTGATACTACGACACCGATCACCGTTGCAGGTTGGGCAACCCGCGCGTGAAGCACAGCTGCTACTTAATAGCTGCGCCAATAGCTTGGCCAATGACATTCGCAGCCTTAAGCGCTGGGTCGGCGTCAACATGTGCGTAGCGCGCTGTTGTTTGCGTTTGTGTGTGTCCTAGCAAGCGCCCAATGATGGGCAGCGCAACGCCTTGGCCAACGGCAATGCTTGCCGCAGTGTGACGCAAGTCATGAATGCGTATGTTCTCAAGCTCTGCCTCTTCGCAGATCAGCTTCCAAGGCTTAGACAAATTGACGATGGCTTTGTCTGCTTTTGCACCTGGAAACACAAATTTGGACGATTGGTGCCGTGTCGTGATCTTCTGGTTTTCGAGTACGGTAATCGCCTCATCGCTCAAGAACAGTGGCTTTGCACCTGTCTTGCTGTCGGGAAGAGCGATGATACGGCGTTCCCAATCAATCCAGTTCCATTCGCAGTTTGAGATTTCACTGCGCCGTGCACCAACAAGCAACAGTAGGCGAAACAGGTTTGCCATATCAGGCCAGAGAAGCCCCAAGTCGACAAGGTTTGTCAGAGCGGCACCAAGTCTTTCCAGTTCTTCCGTTGACAGGTAACGCTCACGCTTACCTTCACGATGGCGGGTTACATATCGGCATGGGTTGGTGCCCTGATCCCGCCATTCCCAGATTTCTGCAAGGGTCATCATCTTCGACAGAACAGCGATTGAACGGTTGGCTTGGTAGGGCGTATCACTCATAGACCTGTGCAAGCGGTCGACATCCGCACGTGCGATATCAGCAACGCGCCGCTTGCCGAGTGCTGGTTCCAGAATGTTCTTCCAGAGCGAACGATAATCTCTGATCGTCGCAGGCTTGAGCCGCTTCATGTCAGACTCTTCGAAGCGATCCCAGAGGTCGACAAGCGAAGGGGCTTTACGTTTCTTGATCTTGTCGCTTTGCGGGTCCTCTCCCCGCGCGACCATGGCCGCACATTCCAAAGCGATGTTACGGGCTGTTTCCAGTGGGATTGCGCCATAGTTGCCAATCGTCATCCAGCGCGTTTGGGCGCGCCGCCCGCCTCCGTGAGTACGATACTTATATATGTAGCGTTTTTGGCCTGATTGTAGGACTTTCACGCCAAACCCAGCTAAGCTGTCATCCCAAAGGTAGGTCGGTTTAGCGGGGTCATACTCAGCTGTATCAATTCTGCGTTTGGTTAGTTTCATTGGAAGCCTTTGACTCTTCGCAATGCGCTGTAGCAACCACCCAGCTACCACCGTGCATGCCATTGTGTGTCAAAACAAAGTACATTAGGCCGCCAGCCCTTCAAGCATTAACAAGCAAAATCAATATGTTATGGTGCATTATGGTGCTGTATAGCAAAGCGTGTAAGAGCACTAATTTCAAACTTTTAATCAGTGGGTCGCAGGTTCGAATCCTGCACGGCTCACCACTCTTTTCAATGGGTTAGCGAAATCGCAGCTTCCCATTTTTTGCTTATAGCAACCACCTAGCTACCACCTTGCATGAAAAAATGTGGTGCCCTGTGGTATTCCGTGTTTTGAGCAGCAGGTAAATTAAGCGGCTTTATCATAGGCTTGTCAGGTTCTTGAGTGCGTCGAGGCAGCGCACGGCTCACCGAATTTACGTTAGTTGCGAACTAGCAGACCTGTGGATAGAAATGTCCTTGCATCGCCGGGAGAAGCCTCATGGGTCAGTCAGATCAAGCGCTCGATCACCTCAATGTATTGCTACAAGCCCTGCCTGTCGAAAACATGCCTATGTCGCTTAGCGAACTTGACGGCTACGTGACCGGCATTCTTGCCTGCAGCGACATTATCGCGCCCTCGGAATGGTTGCCTCATATTTGGGGCGTGACCGGCGAACCAGACTTCCCTAACCAGAAGGCCGCCGACGAAACGATCAATGCGGTAATGGCTCATTACAATTCGGTGGCAGAGGCTATGACTCGTTCGCTTTGGATCGAGCCAATCTACGAGGTTGACCCGAACAGCGATGAAACGTTGTGGGAACCTTGGGTTGATGGTTTCGCTCGCGCCATGGGCCTAAGGCCGGAAGCTTGGGAACGCCTTCTCGATCATGCCGACGAAGAGACGCGGACTACGATGATCTTTTTAATAGCTCTGCACGACATCTACACTGGTCAGAGTAAGTTCACGGATGAAGAGATCGATCAACTCGACCTCGAAGCTCCCGACCTAATTCCGAACTGCGTGGCCACGATCTTGCACCAATCACGTCCTGAACTCTCCCAGCCGGAGGCTGCAGACCTTCCCGGCATGCCGTTCAAAGCTGGATCTCGGCTTGGTCGAAATGATCCATGTTCTTGTGGATCGAACCGTAAGCACAAACAGTGTTGCGGTCGGAACTGACTGGTTACTTGCGCTCAAAGCAAGCACTCGCAGAATGGGGGCCGACATCTTTGGGGGTGAGGAACTGGCGAACGGCGCGATCAGTCACGGACCCGCCCATGAGGGACGGGTAGACTACACGCCCAGACCGGATACGTGGACTACAACGGAAAACTACTCTACCTGACCTTCGCTGCGCAGGACATGAACTCACACAATTGGGGCAAAGCAATCGTCAGATTTGAGGCATATTTTCCCAGGACAGGCGCATGAATTTGCCTGATATTTTCTGCAAATCAGCGCGGTTCAAAAGACGTCCGGATACTTCGAAAGTATCACTGATTTTTACAACAAGTAGTCTGTTGAAGTGCCTGTCAAGACGTACGCTGGTCTTCTCCTTGTTGTTGGTGGGCGCTATGGTTTTGATCTCCACGAAATCGTTGCCCAATTTGCCGTCGGAGCCTTGGGCATAATTCTTGTGAAGCTTGATGCCATACATGATCGCACCGAACAGCTCGCCAATGTCACCATAGACGTTCAGATGCTTGCCTGTTTCGAAAAAATAGGATTCAGCAAGCGTCAGCAAATCTCCAAAGTATGGAACCAGTGCCAGATCCGCGTTTGGATATTTGTGGCGTAGTGCCGCTTCCCGCTCCAGTTCGGCAAGGCGGCTATACCGCACTTCTTCAGGATCGATAATACTATCCCAAGCCAACCATTCGCCGTCTATCCAGAACGCATTGTCAGGGCCAAGGGTATCAGCGATGGTGACAATCACGTCACTCTGATGCATCAATTTCGCAACACTTCAGAAAGCGGACGTAGAGACAGCCTGTTCAACAGTTACTTTACGTAAATCTTGGCTAAATCATATTAACTAAAATTTAATATGTCCCACAACGCGTTTGAGCCACGCGGAGATGCCAATGCCATTTTTCTATGTGTATAGTCCTGACGATTTCGTAGGCGGCCTACCTTCTGAGAGCACCAATGCGACCTCAGGGTGGAACTCTCTGACGCTGAAACCAGGAGCAACACCAACTCTCATTGAGATGGTCGACGACGATGGCAACTTCGATGAAGTCGATGCGAGTCAGGTTTTGGCAGGTGATATCAACCTTGATGGTACCACCTACGCCGCCGGTTCGCCCGTACATTCGGCCTATGACCTGATCAACAGCAGTAGCGGCCTTAAGGTGACGTCACTCCATTTCACAGGTGACGGAAATAATGGTGGCCCTGTCCATGGCTTGATCGCTACAGAAGAGTTACTGCCGGGCACAACGTATACGTTTGATATCAACCGAACATCGCACCTAAAAAGCAACCCTAGCAGCGAGTATGTCGCGTGCTTCACTCCGGGCGCGCGCATTGAAACGCAAAATGGCGCGGTGCGCGTTGAGGCCTTGCAGCCGGGTGACATGATTGCCACCAGAGATCGCGGATATCAGCCCTTGCGGCTCCTGCTGCGCACATATGTTTCCAGAGAACGGCTTGTTACTCACCCCAACCTGAGACCAATACGCATAGCTGCGGGCGCTCTTGGCTTGGGCCTACCAACACGCGACCTGCTCGTCTCACCTCAGCATCGTTTCTTGACCATCTCCCCCATTGCCAAGCGCATGTTCAGCAGAGAGGACATTCTTGTGTCGGCCAAACGGCTGACGGCGCTTCCCGGAATTTTTGTGCAAGACAGTGATGACCCGGTTACATATTTACATTTTGTGATGGATCAACATGAAGTGATCTTTGCAGACGGAACCCCAACAGAGAGCTTCTATTGCGGGCCAATGGCAGTGCATCTGTTGGATGAAGCCGCCCGCGTCGAGATCGACGCGTTGTTTCCCGGCTTGACTACATCTTCTGAGATTCCAAAACCTGCTCGAAAAATTCCCTGCGGCAGCCAGCAGAAAAAACTGATCGAGCGACACAAAAAAAACCGCAAAGCACTCCTCAACTACGCATTCTGATTGAGGGCAACAGGCTATGGCTTGCCCCTTCTTTCAGATCTACAGGTAAACACAGTTGGCGCTTCAACTGCGGATCACCAACATTGCTCTTGGCGCACGAGCACATCTCCCTTTAGTGCATTCATCCTTGATGGTGGGTCAGGTATCGATTTCATCTTGATTGATCTGCGGGCAGCGGGTAGATCAGCTTTCGCTTCGCCTCAATAGCTCAGCTGGTAGAGCAGGTCCTTCGTAAGGACAAGGTCGGGGGTTCGAGTCCCTCTTGAGGCACCACCCACTCTTTTGATGGTGGTCAATCTTTCTCAAATATCTGCAAAATATGGATTGTCGGTAAGGTCGTGCGACTGCCGCTTGCCTATGAAGCGTAAAAATGCGCATGTTGTTACGCATATTTTCCGCATTTAGAGCGTGGTGCGTAATTCATGGCGACGTTTCGCAAAACCAAGACGGGCTGGCGGGCCGAGGTGGCAAGAGCAGGCGTGCGCGCCAGCAAGGTTTTCCCCTCCAAAAGAGAAGCGCAAGATTGGGCCAGCCGCAAGGAATATGAGATCCTGAACGGGTCGAAGATTTCCGCCAAGATGAAGCTGCGCGATCTCTTTGAGCGTTACGCCCGTGAGGTGAGCTCGAAGAAGCGCGGCTACAAGTGGGAAGCGCTCCGCTTGAACCGGTGGGGCCAATCTGATCTTGGCGATAAGATCCTCTCCGAACTCTCGCCGGCAGATTTCGCCGCGTGGCGTGATGCCCGATTGCAAAAGGTTGCGCCCTCGACAGTGCGGAGGGAAATGACTCTCATGGGGTCTGTGTTCTCCGTGGCTCGGAGGGAGTGGGGATTGATGGGAGATTCACCTCTGACCGATGTGCGCAAGCCGCAAGAGTCAGCTGCGCGGGATCGCTTGCCAACGAACGCGGAACTGGAGCGCCTTGAACTTTCTGCGGGGAATGATCTCAACAATGCGACTGCACGGGCATTTCATGCATTCTTGTTTGCTGGAGAAACCGCAATGCGCGCCGGGGAAATCGTCGACATGAGTTGGGAACACATCGACCTCGAGCGCCGGGTTGTGGATCTGCCTATGACCAAGAACGGAACCTCACGACAGGTTCCGCTTTCACGCCGCGCGGTGGAACTGCTGGAGCGGCTGCCAGAATCTGATCCGGTATTCGCGCTCGACTCTCGGCAACTGGACGTATTGTGGCGTAAGGTGAGGGATCGAGCTGCGGTTGAGGGGCTGACGTTTCACGACTCACGACATTGGGCGATCACAATGCTCGCCAAGAAGCTCGATGTGATGGATCTGGCGCGGATGGTTGGACATCGAAACGTAAATCAACTTTTGACCTACTACAACGAGAGCGCCGAAGACCTAGCGAAGCGGCTTGATCACTGATCAACGGTTGTTTCATCGGTCAAACATCGTGAGAAGCTAACGGTTGTGGTCACAAGCAATCGACATCTGTGTACACTCCAACTGGTAATCCTGATATTTACGAGTACTGGATGAGCACCGATGCTACTTCTTGTTCAATGGTCAGCTCAGCGTAGAAAGTGAGCTTTGCAAAGTCGGAGCGGCCAGCAAGGCTCAGGAGTTTGACCGGTCTAGAGCGGAACTTGGCCCTGTCGCAAGATAACCGCAAGTGCAGTCCGCATAGCGGACGTTTGCCACCGTTATTTTCCCGAGTGACGGATGGACGTAATCAGCCTCCGCTGAGACATGCATTCTTCAACTGCATACATTCTTGTCACCTACTGGCCAGTCGGCATGAGACTGTGCGCGGCAAGCACTGCGGGTTCGAACCATCTGGTTGAAAGCGACCATCCGCTCTAAGACTGTCGAAGTCTCGGAGCAGCTCCGGATCATGGTGTACCCACTTGCATTGGCACAACTTGTGGTGTTGGGTGGTGCTGTATTTGGAGGAAGTTATGGAAAATTGGGCGTTCGACATTGGTAGCTTCATTGCTGGCATATTAGGTGGTGGAGTTGTTGGTTCTCTTGTCACGCTGTCATTCACCAAAAAAATGCGTTCCGATGGAAACGGCAATGCTGTTGATCAGTCTGGCGCTAAAGCCGGAGGCGATATCGTCGGTCGAGACAAGAAAGGCTGACGGGTTTCATGGCAGTAGGTGTTAACCAACGTGGTGCTACAGCTGGCCATGATGTTGTTGCTGGCAACAAGACGGTCAACCACTATGCCGCCTCAGCGGGTCATATCGAAGTTCTTTTAGAGAAGCTTAAAACCCAGATTGAACAGGATGATCACGCTCGTGAAACAATCGAAGAGCTCACTCGGTATCACACGAGAAAATCGGTTGATGGGATTGATGGGTTAGAAGCAAAGCTGGATGCGGCGGGGCTAAGTCACATCTTTTTGCGAGCAATTGAACAGAAAGAAGAGTTTGTGAAGCTCTTGGAGCGCTATTCTCTTTACTCGTCTGCGCAACAGATCTTCGCGCACTTTTTGTCTAAGGCAGAAAATCGTTTCAATTATATGATCCATCCTGAAGTGGTAATTAAATCTGAATCAGAGATAAATTGCATGGTTATTCAGTACATCGTGGATCCCATCATTGAGGAGTGTGGATCAGAGGTATTCTCTCTTACCTATGATCATGTTTTTGGAATGGTCTACTGGCTCGCAGAGCAATGCTTCGTGCGGTGGCACAAATGAGTCTTGTCTACCAAGAAGCGTTTGACGCGCATCATGCGATTTTTCGCATTTTCAGGCTTCGGCTTGCCTTAAGGCATGACTTGGAGCTATTCGTCGATCATTGGCGCATTATCGACTTTTTCATGCTGTTTCCGGGACGTCTTGAAAGAATGCGCCTCAAGTCGGAGCACCGGAAGTTCCGCAAACCGATCAAGGAATTTACCGGACGAAAAAGATACGAAAACCAACCTGACGACGTTGTCCTCTTTCGTCGCATGGAAATCGTACAGCTTGCAGCTGTAAATACTTTAGTACAGGCAAAATTCCTTTCCGACGATGCGCTGAAGAAAGGGCAGATGCACTTTTCCGCAGCAACTGTGCCGGAACAGATCGAAGTACCTGCCAAAAGCCACAACGATCAGGAAGCCGCTTTGACGGAAATTTTGGAACTTCTTGCAACGGATTATGTCTTCAGTGGAAAGAACGGAATAAAGAGCCGGTCCGGTCTCTTGGAGCATCGATATGATGCGATTTGACCCCACTCTTCTGGTTCGGCGTTTGGTCGTAAAGCGCAACAACTATACGGCATATGATGAAGCGTTTCATGATGGCGTGAATGTTTTGCGTGGAGATAACTCCTCAGGCAAATCGACCATTTTAAACTTCATCTTCTATGGGCTCGGCGGCGACCTTTACGATTGGAGCGAGATGGCCCTCCTGTGCACCCATGTATGGGTCGAGGTCGAAATTAATGGTAAGTCCGTCACTTTGCGGCGTGAAATCGTGGCTACCTCACGTTCTGCGATGGAAATTTTCCCTGGTGAAGTCAGCGAGGCAACGTCATCTCCGATCGAACGTTGGACGAAGTACCCGTACGCTCGAACAGCAAGTTTGGAGAGCTTCTCGCAGGCCCTCTTTCGCTTACTTGGCCTTCCTGAAGTTGCAGGGGAGTCGTCGGGAAATCTGACGATGCACCAAATTTTGCGCCTGATTTATGCTGACCAATTGAGTCCGGTAGACGATATTTTCAGGGATGATCACTTTGACACACCAACCTTGCGCGAAACCGTGGGCAATTTGCTATGTGGTGGATACGATAACGAGGTTTACGAGCTTCAACTAAAGATCAAGGAGTACGACAGGTCGTTCAAGAAGGCCGAGGCCGAGCTGCGTAGTATCTTCTCTGTCCTCGGTGGGAATGATGAAAGTGTCGGAGTCGATTGGGTTCAGGGCAAAATCAACAACCTGACTGCGGAACGTGCGAAACTTCTTGCAGACTTGGACGACGCCGAAGCTCGGACTTTTTCTCAACCAAACGCTGATGACTTAACACTGCAAGCGCAACAGGATGCGTATCAGGCTGTCAGCGCCGCTCAGGCCGAGCTTTTCGGGAAGCAGCACGAGTTTCAGACGCTTCAGTTAAATATTGCTGACTCAGAGGAGTTTGTTCAATCGCTTAAAGAACGACAGGTTGCGCTGAGGGAAGCTGCAACTGTTGCAGAGGTGTTTGGCGTGATCAAATTCGGCTCATGCCCCGCATGTCACGCTGAAGTGGAGAACGCCGAAGATGATGAGTCATGGTGCCCGCTTTGCAAGGCCCCACTTGACAAGGATCGTGCCGATGCCCGTATCGCAGCATTGATCAATGAGACTGGTATTCAGATTAAACAGTCCCAGCTCCTTCAGGATGTGCGTCGGCAAAAACTGGATGTGTTAGCCAAAGAGGTGGATGCTCTCAGCCAAAAATGGCGATCTGCGGCGATCGAGCTGAAGGCTGTCCAAGGCATACCGACATCAGAAGCAAGGTTGCTATTGCGGCGGCTACATCGCCGTCTTGGTTACATGGACAGGGAGCTTGATGATCTTCAACAGAGTTTGAAACTAGCGCAGAAAATTGGTGCCCTAAGCGAACGAAAAGCAGAACTGAACAAGCTTATGGACTTGGCAAAGGCACGTCTGGGGCAGCTACGCACTGCGCAGCAAAAGCGCCTGCGCTCCGCGTATTCCAGAATCGAAGAAAATGTGAAGTCGCTCCTTCGCGGCGACTTAAAGCGCCAAGATTCTTTTGAAAACCCGGATAAAGTTCAATTCTCTTTCCGGGAAAACAGGGTTACGGTCGACGGGCAAACGTATTTTTCCGCAAGTTCTCGAGTTATTTTAAAAAGTAGTTTTTTGTTCGGCTTCTTCTGGGCTGCGTTGCAAGACAAAGAGTTCAGATATCCCCGCTTTGTGATGATCGATACCACTGAAGACAAGGGGATGGAGCCTGCCCGAAGCTACAACTTCCAAGAACAGATGATGGCTGCCTCTGATTCATCCCTTTGTAAGCATCAGATCATCTTTGCAACCTCTATGCCGTCCCCAGACCTAACGGATGAGCATTTCGTCGGCCCTTTCTATACCCGCGAGAAAGGTACTTTGAGGATCGCGCAGGGATAATTGAAAGGCATCTCTATTGCGGCTCTGGCGGGCGACAAATGAATGTCTCTTCATTATCTTCTAGTTCAGCTCTGGAACCAGCAGAACTGCCGCGCCGCTTTTCGTTGATAGCTCCGCTAGCTCTCTTTGCTGAGTCTTTGGACCTAGCAGATCTCCTTGCGCCCCATTCCGAAGTCAACGTAATCGGGGAGAGAGCTTCACTCTCTGCCCCGAACTATTTCGAGGAAGTTCTCCACGCTCAGAAGCCAGCCTTGCTGATCTTCGTGGTATGATTGGTGTATTTCTTGCGGCAGCACCAACCTGAGGTTCTGTTTTTGCATCTCATCGGTCTGCGTTCTTGAAATTGCCGGCTCAAGAGTGAGCAGGTGCTTTTCGTTGATCCGGTCGGCCTCAGCCAACACCTGCCTCCAGCGATCTTTACAGGTTGTCTTCGCGGCGAGCATGGTCAATCTGGCTGCAGGAAACACTGGGTCGGCGTATTCTTCTTCGCTCGGAAACAGAAAGTCCGCTGCATTCCGTTTTTCGGTTGTGGCCTCACGCTTGTAGCGTACTGCGTTTGCCTGCAATACAGCCTCAATATGGTGGCCGAACGCATAGCCAGCCCGAGACTTCCGGCGGTTCTGCACGCCCAATGAGAACTTCAGGAAACCGTCCACATCTACTTCGTTTCCCGATACGAAGCCTGTTCTCAATCGTTCTGCCAGTACTTCCTTTTCCATGTGGCGAAACAACGCTTCTTCGTGTTCCATCCATGCCATCAAAGTTTTGTCTGGCTGCGCCACAGGGTCGACATCCTTTACAGTGTCTCTGGCGAATTTGGAGAGCTTGGCTGTAGGCGGAAAAACCAATCCAAACTTCCGCAGGAGCTGCTCGAAAGCTGCAGGCGTTGCTTCCTCAGGCTCGATGCCGATTTCCTCAAGGACAAATCGTGCTGCAAAGTCGACATCACGCCCACCTTCCCCCGCGATATCTCGCTGAGACAACTCAAAGCCGCTGGTCAAAGACAGACCAAAAAGCCAGAGCAACTTCTGTTCAATCGAACTACCCAACGGACACAGTATAGCCAGAACCCTCCGATCCGCCGTCATGCACAGGAAAAGCGTATCGTTTTCCTTTGCACGATAAACGACGGGTTCTGCCGCAGCAGGATAGTATAGGCGGTATTCGGGTGATCGGTGCGGCTGTCGTTTTCGGCTGTTATACCAAGTTCCGGTCAGTTCAAGGCGCACAGGATCCTCTCCGCTGTCATCCATCCAAAGGTAGGTGACAGGGATAGTTTCACGATCACTAGGCGTGCCGACAAATGCGCGGAATACGTCTACGCCTTGGAACTCATGACCTCGCGAGACTTTGGGATCGACTTCAGTTCCCTTAAGGTTCTTAGCTGCAGCACCAATAAAGTACTTTGAAAGAAATCCACGGCCTGACAAACGTTCTACTCCCTCGGCTCAGCGAAACCCTTCAATCACGAGCTTCGAGTCGGCAGTCAGCAACCATTGCGAGAGAGAGTCAATCACATCTACCGCGGCCATTTTGCCCTTTCCCTTCAGAGCACATTCCCAAACAACTGCCACGCGCCAACCCTTGGCCTCCAGTAAGTTCCTGTTCCTGAAGTCACGTTCAATATTTGCTCGGATCTTGTCACGCCAGAACTCTGCCCGGCTCGCTGGCCACTTGAAGAGTGGGCAGCAATGACCGTGCCAGAAACAGCCGTTCACGAGTACAACCGCTCGGTATTTCGGCAACACCAGGTCGGGCTTTCCCGGCAAGTCTTTAGAATGAAGCCTGAAACGAAAGCCGCGGGCATGTAGCCCGCGCCTTACAATCATTTCTGGTTTGGTATCGCTGCCACGAATTGCTGCCATATTGCGGCTGCGTGTCGCCTTGTCGTGGACATCAGGCAACAGCGGTTTCCGGCTTTTTTTGTTCTTCTTCGATCAGATGCCTGATGTGCGGCCCCATAGCTCGGGCGACCTCGGCGAACACTGGCACTGCAACGGAGTTCCCAAACTGTTTGTAGGCCTGGGTATCAGACACAGGGATCTGAAAATCCTCTGGATAGCCCATCAGACGGGCGCATTCTCTGGGTGTGAGCCTGCGCGGGTTCATGCCTTCACCGCGGCTGACAAGGATCTCTGAGCCGTCTTTGTAGTACCGGGCAGATAGCGTCCGAGCGATACTGTCTCCGTCAACCAATCCAAACCCAAACCCGTTTCCCTTGGCCTTATGCTTAGCAGCGTAGTTTTGCAGGTAGGCCCAGAGTTTGTCGGTGAGCGTGTACTTGCCATTGACGGTAGCGTCGTTGCCAAGCGTAAAATGCCCTTCAGGATCTTCGGTACCATCTTCAGGGTGTAAAATATCGCGCATACGCTTGTTGCCGTAAGGCGGGAGTGAGATGTCATCGAAGCTAAAAGGCACGTTTTTGCGGAAACCGACAATGACAATACGTTCCCGATGCTGCGGCACGAAGTGTGCGGCATCAATGACCCGCGGTTCTGGCACGAAATATCCAAGCTCATCACGCAACTTGCGCATCACCACTTCAAATGTGCGACCCTTGTCGTGGCTGCGCAGGTTCTTAACATTTTCAAGCAGAAATGCCGCTGGCCGATGGTGCTGCAGAATACGCAAGACGTCGAAAAACAGTGTTCCTTGTGTCTCATCTGCGAAGCCATGCGCGCGACCAAGGGCGTTTTTCTTAGACACTCCAGCGATTGAAAACGGCTGGCAAGGAAAGCCCGCCACGAGCACCTGATGTTCGGGGATACTATCCGCGTCAACCTCGCGGATGTCCCCTTCGATTGGGCGGTTATCTTTATAGTTTGCATCGTACGTCTGCTGAGCGAAACGATCCCATTCAGACGTAAAGACACACCGCCCGCCTATGCTCTCCATAGCCTTGCGCAACCCGCCTATCCCTGCGAAAAGATCAATGAACGAGAACGCTGGTGAGCCTTCCGGCGGCCTTTTGGCATCCACAGTCATTCGCAGGACTTTGAGAACAGCTTCCCGAGCGGGTTCGTCATCACGTTTCCAGCGATATACATGACCTTCGGAGTAACCAAGCAGCTCAGCCGCTTCAGAAACCGACAGTCCGGCCTTTTGAAGCAAAAGTTCAAATTCACTCATCTGTAGTCCTTGCTCGAGCTGAAAGGCGAAACGCTTTCTGGGTATTTTTTTGACAAAATGCGAGAATCCAGCCCTTTAAGCAAGAACATTCGGCTAACTGCAGTCTTTTTCGTGGCACCTCGAGGGTAAATCAGGTGTTTGGCCCCTCGGCTTTAAGGTTCGAACCTTGCTTAGGCTTGGAGGGAAGCATCAGGGTACAAGTTCGTCACGGGAGCGCCACGACAACGCACGTTGCATTCCGACGACACACGCTGCTGCTGGATGATTGCCTCTACCTAAGCTGTACCCGGCGGGTCTTGCCGCTTCCGCTCGCTTTCAGTTCTCCACTATTGATCTTGCGCCTGATGGTGGACGGGTCGCATTTCAAGATGCGCGCAGCCTCCGGAATGGAAAGCCAATCTTCTCGACGCGACAATTCCGCTGCTGAAAGGATCTTTTCGATCTTGGTGAGGCGATCAATGAGGTCACTTAACGCGCCAGCATCAACCGCGATGAGTTGTTGGGTCATATGCTATCCTTCATTGCTGCGAGAGCAATCATGTCTTTGGGTGTGTATCGTGAGTGGTGGTCAGCGCGTCGCTGGCGCGGGAGGTTGCCCATTGTAGGGGCAATCCGGGCGGCCATCGCTGGCGCGGCAGGACACGCGCGCAGAGGCGATCTTGATCCAATGGCTCAGCGCGCTCTGGCGGGATGTGCCAGTGCTTTGAATGCCCATCAGATCCACCAGCCAGAGCGCCTCATCATAGACCCATGCATCTGACATGGGCGCAGCGATGCATCCGCCAAGATCCGCGAATTGCTCGGACCTCTGATGCATCGGTGTCGCTCTGAGGGTCTCCGCCGCGGCATATAGCGTGAGGGTGTTGATCGCGGTGGATGATGCGCGAGCGGTGGGCAACTTGGAGGATTGATCCGCCCGCGCCAGATCCGCACCAACTGTGTGGTGCGAAACCTCGGTGTTGGCTACGCCGCGCAATCCTCCAACGCGGCGCAGATGTTCATTGACCTCAGACGGGCGGAGCCCGCGGGGGGCGTCCGCCATGGGTGCGGAACCGTGAGAGATAGGGTTTGTCATTGCGGGTGCGCCTCGCCTTACGCCGCATGGGGGCCGTGCGGGGTGATCTGGCGATCCGCCATGACACGACGCACCTTGTGGCCCACCCGCTCCAGAACCTGCTCGGTCGGTTCTGGCGTCGGCGCCGGGCGCTCAACCAGATGCGCAGCCCGCAGGCGCGCCGGGTCAAAGCCCTGACCGCGCGCGGCCTTCAGCGTTGCCCAGGCAGTTGTGAAGAGGTGCGGGCTGTCGAGGTGTTCCTCGGGCGAGCCTGCGATCTGCTGCGCGTCCCGCAGCACGGTTTCCAGTCTGTCTTGCATTCAATCCTCCATCGGTTGATGAACGCACGATAATTCACATAATGTGGATATTGCAATACAAAAAACACAATTTGTGGATTTTTGGATTTCGCCAAGTGATTCAACGCTCTAAAAATCTAGTGAACGTGCCTCTTCAGAAGAGCGATTGACCTGTGTCGGTGCGAAGCTCTATCCATGGAACAAAAAGAGAACACGCAGCGGGCAAAGAGCGTATGAAGGTAGTAGATAAGAGGTTAGACAGGATGATTGAGATCGCAGATGAGCTGAATGTGCCTCTGGATCACGTCGTGAAGCACATAGGCCGGTGCGATCAGAGGACTTTCGACGCAGTCTCTGACAGCCCGTCCCTTCTACCACGGTATATGAAATCTAAGGTCACACCGTAGGTTTCACAGAGTCTTTCGGCGCTTTCTACGGGGATACGCCGGAGACCCTTCTCCCAGTTATTCACTTGAGTCGCATTGAAGCCGTGCTTGGCAGCCCATTCCTTTTGGTTCGCATCGGGAGCGAACGCTTTGCGAATGGCAACTAGGCGATCAGCGATCTCGGGGTAGGATTTGTTGGCTATGTTCATAGGCTCTTTGGATCACATTTTGTGAATTTTGAGCAAACCACAAAATGTGGACTTGAGCGAATCCACAAAACGTGGATATTGCGCTTATGATGAACGTTTCCCAGATCGCCGACGTGATCGGCAGAAAAGAGATCGCAGATACCGTCAGCGTTGGGCCTACAGCCGTGAGCAATGCGATTGCGCGAGGGGCCTTCCCTGCGTCGTGGTATCTGAGCATCAAGGTTTTGTGTGAGGCTCGGGGCGTAAATTGTGAAACCGCATGGTTCGCAATGGTGCGGCCCTCCTCGCAAAAGGACGCCGCCGCATGAGCCGCCCGCGTCTAACCCTGATCGTAAACAATGATGTGCCATGCGATGAGCGTGGCACGTCAGCTGACCAAGCGTCTTGGTCAAATCAGTTGGATCCTTATGCGCTGAAGATCAGCACGCCTGACCTTTGGTCGGCCTATTTCCACGCGCGGTTTCACAGCCCGCGCGAGGTGGCGCTGTTTTGCGATGTGTCGTTTCAGACCGCGCTCAACTGGTGGGGCGCGGTGACAGCGCCTGCCAGCCATACCGCCCTGCTGATGATCCTGACCGATCCCGGCGCGGCGGCGTTCTTTCAGGATCAATTGGCGAGGGCCGCATGATGTTGCAGAGATCCTCACCCCGTATCGAACGGATCGCCTATCAGATCTGGTGGCTAATCCAAGACAGCGCCGGGGAATGCACCCTGCGGGATATGGCCGAATTTACCGAGACCTCGATGCAGACCTGCTCTCAGATCTGTCGCTATCGCGGCTGGGCCGGGTCCTACCGCAAAATGGCGCGGAGCAACGCGCTGGATAACGGCCCACTGATGATCGAGGCGCTGGATAGCGAGCTTTCGGCTCTGTTCGGGGATGCAGCCTGATGTTGCGCGCAACGGGGGGCCGCTATGGCGCTTGATCCAGTTCGAGATGCGCGCGGCGCACCGCGCTACCGCTGCATTTGCGATGATTGCGGGCGCGAGGACACGGTCGCGGCCCGCCATGGGCGGGATGGCAGCGACGGGCACGGCCAGGCGGTGTCCAAAATTCAACGGTTGGGGTGGTCCTACATCGGCAAACGACTGCGGTGCGGCACCTGTGAGGCAAAAAGAAAGGTGGAGAAAATGGCAGCAAGAACAGGGCAGAAAACACCTGCCGAAACGGCCCCGCGTGAACCGACGCGGGTGCAAAAGCGCGAGATCATGGATATCCTAAACGAGGTCTATGATCATGATCGGCAGTGTTACTGCGGTGGCGAAACCGATGACACGGTGGCCAAGGTGCTTAATGTCATGCCGGGTTGGGTCGCGGGTATCCGCGATGAGTTCTTTGGGCCGGGTGGCACAAATGACGACATGGCCGCCCTTGGCGATGAAATCCGCAAGTTCATGCAGGACACGCAGGCGCGTCTGACCGCCGCGAAATTGGAGGTGGAGAGCCTTGAGGCTGTCATTGGTCGCGTGTCCTCGATGTCCAAGACGCTAGATCAGATCAAAGACGCCGTTGGCCCGCGTAACCTGGTGAGGGTCAAATGACACAGGTTGCGCAGGTCAAGCTGGTGGAGGCCTCGGATCTGCCAGAATACCCGATCTCGGCAGAAAGCCGGTTGGACTCGCATTACTTCATGCCGTTCAACCATGATCGCTATGACCGCAGTGACTTCCGGCGCAAGGCCTACCGCGACCCGGAAGTTGGCTTTTTCGGCATGGAGCTGTTCTTCAAGTCGCATGGTGAGGCCCCCTTGGGGACCTTGCCCAGCGACGATGACAGCTTGGCCTTTCTGCTGGGGTTGCCGCTGGAGCGGTGGATCTCGCTGAAAGAGCGGGCGTTTAACCCGCTTTATAACTGGAACCCGGTGCGCTGTGACAATGGCGCAATTCGTCTGGCGCATCCGGTGGTGCAAGAGGTTATGGAGGCCGCGCTGCGCGGTCATCTGGAGCACAAGGCCAGTAATGAAGACAAGGCGGTCTACGCACGGCGCAAACGGCTGATCGAGGTGCTGCGCGACATCGGCTGCAGCGAGGATCTGTGTTCCGATGAGCTGGCCGTGGCGTGGGTGGATGACTGGCTGCTCAAACACCACCCCGGTCAGCGGCGCATGCCGCAGTTCCAAGCCTCCATCGGGCGTGCGCTCAAAGAGGCTGTCTCTGAGGGCATTGTGGGTCGCCCGCGCCGCGCTCCCTGAAATCATTGAAGAAATCCGGCCACCTGTGGGCGGAACAGAACGGAACATACCAGAACAGTTCCGAACAGAATGGAACAGTTCCAGGCATAAGAGAGGAAATGAAATGAGAGAATATGAAATGAGATTTCGTTCCGCTCCCACTCGGGCCGAGCAGCCTGTGGATATGTCGGAACGCTGAGAAGAAGAGGCACAGGAATGGATGCGAAAGAACAGGCAGCCGGTGAGGCGCGAGTGCAGGATTTGTTGATCACGCCGCTGGAGGCGTTGGGGCTGGCGCGGCCTTCCACGCTGACCAAGGCGCAGTTTGCGGTGATGCTCCGTGAGCTGCGTCAGAAGCTTGCGTATATGACCCCGGCCAACCTTGCGATCTTGCGGGATTGGGTTGAGGCGCACCCGGGCGGCAAAGATAAGGATCGGTTTCCGATTGGGCTCAAGATCCTGAACAAGGCGCGCGATATCCAGTTCCCGGACAGCGGGCCTTCGCCGTTGTTGTTGAAAGCCTTTACAGGCGAACTTGGACATAAGGCACTTGCTGAGGGCTGGGCACCGGAGTTGCTGCGCTACCTGCGCGGTGCGCGCGTTTGGCCGGGGCCGTACACTATCACCCAGATCCGCAATGAGGCGGATGGGGCTGTGCGCCGGATGGCGGATATCGAAATGCGCGTTGGCCGTGGGGATCGGTTGTCGATGGAGGATGAGAGCTTTCGCGCCCGCCGGTCTGAAGCGCTGCAGAAATGTCGGGAGATTGCAGACCAGGCGCAGCGGGGTGCAGCAGCATGAGCGAGCATGTTGTGATCGTCGCATCTGATGGCGTGGCAGATCTGACCCCTGTGGCAAAGTTCATGGCGGCACGCCAACTGCGCCTGAAGGCGGAGGCGGATCGCATCAAAGCGGTGAAAGCGCGGGGCCAGGTGCCGGAGGTCTGCGGTGATGCGATCCCTGAGGCCCCTGCCCGGGGTGCCATTCGTGTATTCCAACCGATGAGCCTGTTTCCTGACGGCAAAGACGACTGGGTCGCCCGCCCTTCGGGCTATCGTGGCCGGTCGGCCATGCAGCGCGCGGATGTCTTCGACGTGATGACGGCTAAGGCAGCCAGCAACGGCAAGCCTCCGCCGTTCACCCGCGAGCAGGTTGCGGCTGGGCGGTATTACCGGGATCTGGTGGAGCGTCACGCTTGTGCCGGTGTCCGGTGTTCGTCTGTTGAGGCACTCCGCAGTGGCGGTGGTGGCAGTGGCAGCTTCATCGATGCGGTGCTTCGGGATCGCGAAGAAATCGAACGCATCCGCAGGCGCATCGGCAATGGCACTGCCATGGCAGTGCGCAAGATCCGACCGTCCAAACGTGGCTCACGTTTGAACATCACGGATCGGCGGCTGGTGGATATGGTGTGCCTGGAGGACAAGCCGATCAGCGCTGTGCTGCGGGCGCATGGGTGGAGTGTCCGGGGGCAGACGTCAGGCGCGGTGCGGCAGGCTTTGGTTGAGGTGTTCGGGCGGATGGTTTGGTGATGGTCGAAGCTAGGCGATGTTGTGCTGTTACTCTGTATGCGCCCCTGGGTCAGCCCAACACGCCAGATACCGTCAAATGCTTCTCTAAGTGCCAGATTTCGAACTCATCATGGCGAGCTTTCCACACAGTTGTCCCCCCTCGAGTAACTGGTCCCCTGACAATCAAAACCAGTTCAACATGTCCGGTTTCGATCGAGGTAACCGCAGTGGCGCCGACTCGAAGCCCGCCTTCAGCTAAAGCGTGTTGTTTCGCTTTACTGTACAAGAGACCGGCGCAGATAAATCTCTCCTGAAATCATACCGACTTGTTCCAAGCTCGTCAGTTCGGACAGTGCGGCATCAAAAACCGACTGCAGGGCCGTTAGGCTGTGCCTAATGGCTTCGGGATTGACGGTCTTTTTCGGGTTGGTAGCTCCAAGTCGAGCCAACTCCATTTCAATTGCTAATTGCATTCGATGTCCTTTCCATAAGTGAACTTGTGGCACGGCTTTCTCAAAGAGAGTTCGGTTGGCCACCATCTGCGCCGATATGAAAACCAGCCGTGAAAGCGGCTCCCTTGAACGCCGAGCGCGCTTCTTGCACCGTGGCCATGCATTCCATTGCCGCTTCGACTTGTGTGAGAGCGACCTCACTGGCTCTATCTGAAACAGGCCATTTTCGGTCAAGCCAGTGGTGAGCCTTCTCAATAGTCCCAAAGGACTCCTGTTTTCCTGTTTCAGCATCGGTAAGGACCAACGTTGGGCCCCAAAAAATCTCTATCATTTTCTCGTCTTAGTTTTGCCCACTGGGCAACCTGTATTGGTCGCCTTGGGAAATTGAACACACCCGAAGTACGCGGTTCGCGCGACATTCAGGGTGGCACGTCGGATCGGTTTAGATGGCGCTCACTTGTTACCAAGGAATACGCCAAGCAATCTGATCGGTGTGAGGTGCTTCACCTACCGGGTGTATAAGGTGAAGTCATTCGCACGCTCGCTGCACGCGAGGAATGCGCATCTCAGAGCAAGTATCCCATATGGACTCGCTGCCAAGTTTCGGGACTGATACCTGAAATGTCTGGATAATGCCTGTGGCGAAGGGTTCCTCGCCACAGGCCGCCCAAGTGAGTTGCGGAGCAATCACCTTGTCCAAGGTGAAATCACTCAACGCACTCACTCGGAAAAATTTGCACTCTGCGAATGTTCTCGAAGTGTAATGAGGCAATAGAAGGAGCTAGTTACTCCCGCTGTCTCTGAACACTCTTTTTCCGAAACGTTCTCAGACGTGCTGTCTTTGTTTGCTGGGGCCTCGGTCATCTACCCTTCTCCCCAGCAATGGCTATCAAGCGAGCGTCAGATTATTGGCTGACGTACGACCGTCGCGACCGCTTTCGATGTCGTAGGTCACTTTCTGACCGTCATCGATGCGGTTAATTCCAGCGCGCTCAATTGCGGAAACGTGCAGAAACACGTCCTGAGTGCCATCTTCGGGCTGAATGAAACCGAAGCCTTTGGTAGAGTTGAACCATTTTACGGTGCCATTGGCCATATCCGTAATCTCCTAAAAAATCTGTCCGCGGAATTGCGACAGGTCGGCAAAAGTCGATCCAAGTCGACCAACCGATACCGTTTTCACGGGAGCAGAAATTCGAAGAGAAGAAACGTAAGCTAGCCACAGATGGTCGCTTAGCCGCAACAATGCAAGGATTCTTTTCACGGCAGAGATGCAGCAACCACTTTCAATCAATCTCGAATTGAATATGAGCCCCCCAGATCCCCCCTTGACGCTGCTGTCACCGGCATGCCAGTAAATATGCATCATCACTGATTGCGCCCACGGGAAACCGGCGGGCGCTTTTGCGTTCCGGGGGTATGGTATGACGGCACGGAGCGCGTATCACCATTTGTACAACCTGTCGGCGTGGCGGCGTCGGCTGCGGCCTGAGCATCTGGCGCGGGAGCCACTGTGCCGGGCGTGTTTGCGTCGGGGTATCGTCAATGACGGCACGCTAACGGCGTCGGGCACGCGACAGGGTAACCCCAAGCGCTGCCGCCTGGTGGTGGATCATGTGATCCCGCACCGGGGCGATCCGGCGCTGTTTCTGGATCCGGGCAATCTGCAGACGCTGTGCCCGGATGATCATGATCAGAACAAACAACGGCTGGAGGCGCGCGGGTTCTCGGAAGAGCGCGGCGCGGACGGCTGGCCAGTGGATCCGCAGCACCCCGCCAACCGATAAGCCGGGGGGAGGGTTCGAAGGAATTCCGGATGCGGTGGCAACCGGAGGGGGAGCCTTTGTCTGTGCAAAGTGGAAATTGAATAGAAAAAGCCACATGAACAAGGAGTTGATCGGGATATGCGAGGGCGCAGACCGGCAGAGGAAAAAGTTGTGGCCCTCGCGGAAGAGGGTGCGCCGCTTCACAATCTGGAAGAGCGGGCGCGGATGCGCCTGGAGGAGATCCGGCCCGAGGGGCTGACCGGTGAGCTGCGCTGGACCTTTGACCGGCTGGCGCTGCCGCTGTGTCACCCGACGGTGGACCGGTTGAAGCCCAGCAATGTGATGATGTTCAAACAGCTCTGCAAAGCGGTGCTGCGGTTTGAACGTCTGGAGCTGGAGCTGGAGGAGACCGGCGAGACCTATGAGAGCGAGACGCGCAACGGGGTGCAGATCAAGGCGCGGCCCGAGGTGGCGCAGCTCAATGAGACCTTCCGCCAGATCCGTGGGCTGGCCAATGACTTTGGCATGACGCCAGCAGCGGAGCGGGGTCTCTCGGGCGCGGGGCAGATGGGGTTTAGCTTTGCCGATCCCAATGGGCCTGAGAGCTATCTGACGTGAGCGCAGAGCATGTGCGGGTCTCGGCCAGCGAGGATCCGGTGACAGCCTGGGCGCAAGCGGTTGAGGCCGGTGAGGTTGTGGCCGGGCCATATGTGCGGGCGGCGGCAGATCGGCATTTGCGCGATCTCGTTGAGGGGCCCAAACGCGGGCTCAAATGGGATCTGGCGGCGGCGCTGCGGGCGATCCGCTTCTTTCCGCAGGTGCTGCGGCTCAACGGCGGGCAATTTGAGGGGCGACCCTTTGAGCTGCACCCAAGCCAAGCGTTCCGGATCGGTTCGCTCTTTGGCTGGCAAAAATACAGCGCCCAGCACGGCGCGTGGCTCCGGCGGTTCACGCGGTTTTACGATGAGGAAGGCAAGGGCAACGGCAAATCGCCGATGCTGGGCGGCATTGGGCTTTACATGATGGTGGCCGATGGCGAGCCCCGGGCCGAGATCTATGCAGCGGCAGCCAAGAAAGATCAGGCGGGGATCCTGTTCCAGGATGCGGTGGCGATGGTGGATCAATCGCCGGTGCTGAAGCGGACGGTGCAGCAGCAGGGCGAGAACCCGGTCTGGCAGATGACCTACCGGGGGCGCGGGGGCGACAAGCGCAAGTTCAAGCCGCTCTCGGCGGAAAAGGCGCAATCCGGCCCGCGCCCGCATTGCGCGCTCACCGATGAGGTGCATGAGCATCCCAACCGGGATGTGATCGATATGTTGGAGCGGGGCTTTAAGTTCCGCAAACAGCCGCTCCTGTGCATGGCGACCAACTCCGGCACCGATAAAAAATCGATCTGCTGGGAAGAGCACCAGCATGGCGTCAATGTGGTCACCGGCGCGGTCGAGGATGACAGCACATTTGCCTTCATCTGCTCGCTGGATGAGGGCGATGATTGGGAGAATGATCCAAGCTGCTGGGTGAAGGTGAACCCGCTGTTGGGCGTCACCATCGATGAGGAATATCTCACCAAGGTGGTGAACCAGGCGAAGATGATGCCGGGCAAGCGCAACGGCATTGCGCGGCTGCATTTTTGCCAGTGGACGCAATCGGTGACGGCGGCGATCCGGCGCGAGGCCTGGGTGGCCTGCCATGGCGAGGTGGATCCCGAAGAGCTGACCGCGCAGGGATATCCCTGTTTTGGCGGGCTGGATCTCAGCCAGGTGCGCGACTTCTCGGCGCTGACCCTCACCTGGGTGCTGGATGCCACCAAGGACGCCGAGCGCCTGGTCTCAAAGACCTGGTTCTGGACACCGGAGGGCACGCTGATGGAACGCGCGGCGCGCGATCAGGCACCCTATGATCTCTGGGTGCGGCAGGGGTTCATCGAGGCGGTGCCAGGGGATCGGCTTAAATACCCCTGGCTGGCCGACGCGCTGGCGGATCTGACCTCCCGCTATCAGCCGGAGGTGATCGCCTGCGATCAGTATGGCTTGGAGCGGCTCAAAGACAGTCTGACGGAAAAAGGCCTGGTGCTGCCCACAGAGGTGCATCCGCAGGGCTTTCAGAAGCGGGTGCTGGAGAAGGTGCCGGATCCCACCAATCCGGGGCAAGAGGTGGAGATCTATCTGTGGATGCCGGATTCCATCAACAAGCTGGAAAACGCCATCTATGACGGCCGCCAGACCGTGGCGCAGAACCCGCTGTTGGACAGTATGGCGGCCTCGGTGACTTACGCGGAGAACCGCACCGGGCACCGGATGTTTGACAAGGAAAAGGCCCATGGTCGCATCGACGGCATGGTCTCGCTGGCGATGTCGGCGGGGATTGCGCTGTGCCGCGAGCGGGCGGGCAAGGAACAGTCGCCCTGGGGCGATGATGAGTATTCTCTGGAGGATATGCTGTGGGATTGATGGGGTGGCGCAGACGCGCGGCGACTGAAGGCGCAGGCCTGCCAGAACAGCGCGCCGAGCTGGTGGACAGTGGCGAGGCGGCGATTGCGCAGGTGCTCTCCGGTGAGGTGGGCGAAGGGGTGAGCATGCGCGAGGCCCTGTCGCTGCCCGGCGTCTGGGCGGCGATCAACTTCCTGTCGGCGGCCATGGCCGGTCTGCCCATTGAGGTCTTTGAGACCACGAGTGATGAGGGTGGAGACAAGAAGCTCAAAGGCGGCGTGGTGGATGTGCTGGGCGCGGCGGTGAATGACAGCACCACGTCGTTTAGCTGGCGCGAGACCTTCTTTGCCGAGGTCTTTGGCCCCGGGCGCGCCTATACCTACATTGAACGCAACGCGCAGGGTCGTGTGATCAACTTGTTTCCGATGGAGTATCACCGCACCACGGTGCGCAAGGATCAGGGGCGGCTCTATTATGACTACCGCGAGCCTTCCGGGCGGGTGAAGACCTACCCGGGGCGCGATGTGATCGACATCGCCTTTTTGCTCAAACCGGATCATGTGAGCAGCCATAATCCGGTGATGACCTGCGCCAGCGCCATTCGCCAGGGGCTCAATGCCAATCGCTATGCGCTGACGGTCTTTGGCAAAAACGGCGTGCCGCCCTATGTGCTCACGGGCCCATTCCAGGCCGCAAAGGAGATGATGCGCTCAGCGGCGGATCTGATGCGGGTGACGCGGCGGGCAGCGGATGAGGGCAAGCCGGTGCTGCCGCTGCCAGCGGGCCATGAGCTGAAGCGGCTTGGCGATGATCCGGAGAAGATGCAGCTCACCCCGGTGCAGGTCTTTGCGGTGGGGCAAGTGGCGCGGATCTATCAGCTGCCACCGGTGTTCCTGCAGGAACTCAGCAAGGGCAATTACAACAATATCGAGCATCAGGATCTTCACCTGGTCAAACACACGCTGCGGCGCTGGGTGAAGAAGTTCGAACAGGAGCTGACGCTGAAGATCTTCGGGCGCGGTTCCAAACGCTATGTCAAACTGAACCTCGACGGCATGATGCGGGGCGACTTCAAGACCCGCATCGAGGCGATTGTCAAAGCGATCCAGAACGGGCTGATGACCCCCAATGAGGGGCGCGCGCTGGAAAACCGTGCGCCGCTGCCCGGCGGCGATGTGCTTTTGGTACAGGGCGCAACCGTGCCGATTGAGCTGGCGGGCAAGGCCTTTGCCAAGGGCGCGGCGGTGGAGGCCGCGCCGCCCCCTGCCCCAACAGACGACACCACCCCTGCCGATCCTGACGATCAGGACGGCAACGCGGAACCCAACACAAACTAACGGAGGCTTGGATGAGCGATCCAACACGCGAGGTGCGCTATTGCGCCGTCGCGCCCATTGAGCTGCGCGAAGACACCGACAAACCACTGGCGGTCACGGGCTATGCGGCGGTGTTTGGCGAGCGCACCGCCATCGGCCCGCTCGATAAATGGGGCTGGGAAGAGGTGGTGGAGGCCGGAGCCTTCAGCGCTGCGCTGGACCGGCGCGATGATGTGACCTTTCTGATCGACCACGAGGGGCTGCCGCTGGCGCGCACCAGCTCCGGCACGCTGATGCTGTCGCAGGATCAGCGCGGTCTGCGGGTGGAGACGGAGCTGGACCGGCAGGATCCGGATGTGCAGCGGATCCTGCCCAAGATGCGGCGCGGCGATCTCTCCAAGATGAGCTTTGCCTTCATTGCCGAGAAAGAGACCTGGGATGAGAGCGGCGCGCATCCGCTGCGCAGCATCGGCTCGGTGCGGCTCTTCGATGTCTCGATTGTCACCGACCCTGCCTATCAGGGCACAGAGATTGGCCTTCGCTCCAAAGCGGCGGCTCTTGGCGGCAGCGCGCTCTGCGTGCGCCGCCGGATGCAGATGCGCGGGCGTCTGTCGGGGCTGCGCTGATCGGCGCTTTGTCCTGCCCTTTTCCATGCCGCGCCTTGGGCAAGCGCAGACCACCACATCCATCACCACATTCAATGAGGATATCATGAGCAAGATCAAAGAACTGCGCGAGACCGCACAGAAACTTCTCACCGAGGCCACCAGCCTGCGCGATGGGATCACCGACAAAACACCGCTGGACGAGGCGCGCGCCGCCAATGACAAGTTCGACGCGATGATGGATCAATACGATGGTCTCATCAAAGAAGCCGAGCGCGAAGAGCGGGCGGCAAAAGCACAGCGCGAGGCCGAGGAACGCCGCGAGCAGGAAGAGCGTGCAGAGCGCGAGAGCCGCCGTCCGGGTCAGGACGAGACCCGCCATCAGCCCGACGCGGATGTGAGCGAAGAATACCGCGAGGCCTTCCGGCTGTATCTGGCCACCGGGGCGGATCTGTCGGAGCTGGACCGTGAAGCGCGCGAGGCCCTGCGCCGGGGCTACCGCGAAGACCGGGCGCAAAACGCGGGCACCGGCGCGCAGGGTGGCTTTTTGGTGCCCACCACGCTGGCGGGCTTTATCAATGTGGCCGCTGCCGCCCATGGCCCGATGATGGATGGGCAGATCGCCACGGAGATCAACCTCGCCAATGGCGCGCCGTTTGATCTGCCGACGGTGGATGACACCACCCAAGAGGCCAAACCCCACACGGAGGGCGATGAGGGCAAGGATGATGACAGCGGTGACATTGCACTCGGCAAGACCACATTGCTGGCCTATGCGCTGGCGACGCCCTGGATCAAATGGTCCTTTGAGCTGGCGCAGGATTCCGCCTTTGGCTTTGAGCCACTTCTGGGCAAGCTGATCGGCGAGCGGATCGGGCGCAAGGGCAATGCTTGGCTCACCACCGGCAGCGGCAACAATGAGCCTCTGGGCTTTGTCACCGGTGCGCCGGTGGGCCATGTGGCCACTGCCACCGATGCACTCACCTTTGATGAGATTCTGGATCTGGAGCACTCGGTGGACCCGGCCTATCGCGGTGGGCCCAAGGTGCGCTACCAGATGCATGACCAGTCGGTGAAGGCGCTGCGCAAGCTCAAGGATGGCAATGGCCGCTATCTGTGGTCCGATGGCGATGTCACCAAGGGCGTGCCTGCCACGCTCAACGGGCGGCCTGTGTCGTTTAACCAGGCGATGGCGCAGATCGGTGCGGGCACCAAGCCCATCGCTTACGGTGACTTCTCGGAATATTACGTGCGCAAAGTGGGCAATCCGCTTCTGGGTGTGGCGCGCGAGAAGTTCTTCCCCAACCTCGCCATTATGGGGGTGCATCGCATCGATGGAGCCCCGGCGCAGACCAAGGCCATCAAGGTCCTGCAGATGAAAGCGGCCTGAGCCATGGCGATGGAGCGTCTTACCCCACCGGCAGAGGTGCCGGTGGATCTCGCCCAACTGCGCGCGCATCTGCGGCTGGAAGAGGGCGAAGAGGATGGTCGCCTGCAGCATTGTCTGGATGTGGCGGTGGCGCAGTTTGACGGCGACGACGGCGAGCTGGGCCTCGCGCTAGTGCATCAGGTCTGGCAGCAGAGCTTTCCCCATGTGCCCGGGGCGGGTGGATCGGTGGAGCTGATGCTGGGACCGGTGGCCTCGGTGGATCAGATCGAGGTCTATACCCCTGCGGGAACTTGGGATGTTGTCACATCGCCAGAGCTCTTTGAGCTCGGTGGGCGGTTCTATGTCCAGGCGCGCGACTGGCCCCGCCCGGGGCGTTGCCCCCTGCCCCTCAAGATCCGCTTTACCGCGGGCTTTGGCACGGCTGCCGATGTGCCCAAGCCCATCTGCCATGCCATCCTGCTCTTTGCGGCGCATCTCTATGAAGCACGGGAGGTTGTTGTGTTTGGTGAGACCCCGGTGGAGGTTCCGGCCTCAATCAACCGCTTGGTGTCCTCTTACAAACGCTGGTGGCGATGACCATGCGCGTTGCTGAGCGAAGCGCAAAGGTTCAGTTTCTTGCGCCACATAAAGAGGATGATGGGTATCGGCGCGCGACAACCTTTGAGCCCGTCGGTCCGGTGATATGGTGCAAACATATCCCCGTGAGCGATGGCGAGAAGTGGCGCAACGGTCAGGTGACCGCTTCACAGATGTCGCGTTTCCAATGTCTGGCTTGGGGGATTGCATCAAAGGTCACGCCGCAACACCGGCTGAGGTTCCGGGGGAAAGACTACGAGATCCTGGGCGTGAAGGACATCGGCGACGGGCGCAGATATCTCGAGATCACGGCTGTTGCTAAGGTCTAGCGATGGTTTTTGAGATGCAAGTTGAGGGCTTCAGCGCGCTGGAAGAGGAGCTGGACGCTCTGAGCAAGGTGGCAGGCAAAGGTGTCTTGCGCCGCGCGCTGAAAACCTCGGCAGAGCCAATGGCCAAGCTGATGCGGCTGGCGGCTCCTCGAGGAGATGGTGATCTGGTGGAAAGTATCGCGGTGAGTGACAAGCTCTCCCCACACCAGCGTGCCCAGCATCGCAGGATGTTCCGTGATGACCGGGCGGCTGTTGAGATGTTTGTGGGGGCTGGTCCGCTGCCACAGGCGCACAACACGGAGTTCGGCAACGAACACCAAGCCCCGCAGCCCTGGGCGCGTCCGGCCTGGGACCGCGATCACCAGGCCATGCTGAAGCGCTTGGGCGAGGATCTCTGGGCGGAGCTGTCCAAGGCCATCGCCCGCGCTGAGCGTCGTGCGGCCAAAAGGATGTAGCAATGCATATTGAACTGCGCGCCATCTTGCGCGCCTCAGCCCCGGTGGCCGCACTCTGCGCCAACCGTGTCGATTGGGGTGCGCGCCCGCAAGGCGATGACTACCCGGCCATTGCCTTGCACCAGGTGGGTGGCACCCAGGGACATACGCTTCAGGGCACTGACGGTCTGTTTCAAGGGCGGGTGCAGGTTGATTGCTACGCCCTTCACTACAGCGAGGCCAGAGCATTGGCGCAAGCCGTGAAGCTGACACTGGATGGCTACCGGCAAGACGGCTTTCGAGGCGTGTTTCTCATGGAGGAACGCGACACATCGGAACGCGGATCGAATGAGGCAGACCGGCCCTGCCGCGTTTCCTTGGATTTTTTTGTAAACTGGAGGACAGCTCATGTCTGAGACCCAAGCCGATATCGGCTATAACTCAACGTTTGGAATGGCCGAAGCAAAAGCCGGGCCTTTCCCTGCGCTTGCGGAAGTGACCAGCATCACGCCACCGGGGCTGTCGCGTGACGCCATCGATGCCACGCATTTGAAGAGCCCCGAACAGTTTGAGGAGTTCATTGCCGGCATCAAACAGGCCGGCGAGGCCAAGATGGTGCTGAACTTCACACCAGCGGTGTATCAAACGCTGGTGGCGGCTTTTGATGCGGGCAAGCAATGGTGCCAGATCGGCTGGCCTGATGGCTCGACCACATTGACGTTCCTCGCAGTGATCACTGGCCTCGAGGCAGGTGAGCTGAACAATGACAAGATGACGGCAACGCTGACGGTAAAACCCTCCGGCAAGCCTCTATTGGCGGTGGCATGATGGCGAACTCATTCCTGGGAGAAACCGAGGTCTCCGCCGATGGCAAGATCTGGAAACTGCGCTGTGACTTCAATGCGATGATCGCGTTCCAAGAGGCAACGGGCATGGATGCGCTTGATGCCTTTGAGGGGGTGGAAGAGGACAATGTGGATTTTGTCATCCTGCGCCACATCATGCATGCCTTCCTGCAGCACCACCATGAGGATGCCAGCTTGAAGGATGCGGGCAGCGTCTTGAGCGCCGATCTTGATGCTGTCTCGCGGGTGATCGCCTCTGCCTCGCCGGAACTGGATGAGGGCGATACATCGGGAAACGGCCCGGCGGTCGCGGGAAGCGCGGCCTAGATTATCTCGCTTTGTTGCGGGCCTATGTTGCCGCTGGGTTTGATCCGGCGGCTTTCTGGTCTCTGACGCCCCGTCTGTACTTCGCGCAAATGCAAGGGGCGCGAGACAGGCTGCAGCGTGAGCAGCGGGATCGGTCCTGGTTGGCGTGGCATGTCGCGGCCCTGATGCGGGCGGATCAGATCCCCGATTTTACGCAATTCGTGGAAGGTGCTGCGGCCAAACCGCAGCCGCCTGAGGTGCAAAAGGCAATGGTCCTGGCGCTTGCGCGCGCCTGGGGCGCTGATGAGGTGACATGACAAAATCAGTGATTGGCGCTCTGCGGGTGAACCTGGGGCTTGATAGCGCCAAATTCGAGCGGGGCAGCAAACGGGTTCAATCGCCTCTCGCGGGCATGAAGAAACAGTTCCTCGCTGTCGCGGCTGCGGCCTCGGCGGCGGGGGGCGCGATCACCGCTGCAGCCCTTGCGGGGGCGCGGGATCTCGACAAGGCCGCCAAATCGGCGCGACGTCTGGGCGCGTCCATTGGGGCATTCCGGGCGCTGGAACTGGCGGCAGGGGAAGCGGGTGTCAGCCTGTCGAGCCTGACAAATGACATTCAGACCATCGATCGGGAGATTGCCGCAATCGGCACATCTGGCAATGCGCAGCGGGCGCTGGATGCTTTGGGTCTCACTGTGCAGGATCTTGCGGATACGGATGCGGATCAAAAGCTGGCGCGTATTGCGGATCGGATAAAGGCATTGGGGCTGAGCACGGGTGAGGCCTCTGCGGTGCTGCGCGATCTTGGCGTGCGCAATCGGGAAATGGTGCTTTTGATGTTGAGCGGCGGTGACGCTATCCGGCAGGCGCGCTCCGATATTGAAGACTACGGCCTGGCGGTGCGTGGTGTTGATGCGGCTGAGATTGAGCTGGCCAATGATCGCATCGCCCGCCTTGCGCTGGTCAGCCAATATGCCAGCCAACGGTTGGCGCAAGCCTTGGTGCCCACCCTTGGTCGCCTGGCAAAGGCCATGACAGACAGTCTGCGCGAGGGGGGCACGCTGCGGGCCGTGATTGATGGGCTCACAGGTAATTTGCAGCGGATGGGCAGCTATCTCGCCGTGGCGGTGGCTGGCTTTGGCACACGCTATGTGGCGGCCCTAGTGGCGGCCAAACTGGCCACGGCAACCCTATCGGGGGCGCTGGTGTTTTTACGGGGCGCGCTCATCCGCACCGGGATCGGTGCCTTGATCGTTGGCGCAGGTGAGCTGGTCTATCAGCTGTCGCGTCTGATCAGCCGTTTGGGCGGGTTTGGTGAAGCGCTTCGGCTGATGAAAGCCGTTGCAGGCGAGGTCTGGGAGCGCATGGGTCTTGGGGCCTCCTCGATGGGGGCCTCGTTAAGTGCCACCTGGGATCATGTCAGCAGTGGCTTTTACGAGATGATTGCGACCTTGCAGACCCGCTGGTCGATCTTCCTGCGCAATCTTGCGGGTGCGATGAATGGGATTCCCGGCTTCAAATGGGTTGTGGAGGATTTGCACGGGGCGTCGGTGAAAGCCCGCGCGGCCTCTTATGAGACCACCTCGGCGGCAGATGGCTATTTGGCCTCTGCGGATGCCGCCCGGGCGCGGGCGGATGTCTTGGCGCAAGCCGCGCAACGCCCGCTGTCGAGTATGGAAGTGCTGCGCGAGGCCATGCGCAAATCGCGCGAGGAATCCGAGAGTGGCGCGATTGCGACAGATCGGGTGACAGAGTCTCTGACGACACTTGGCAGCGAGGGCGGCAAAGGTGCGGGACGTGCCTCTGAAGCGGTGGAGGGGCTGGCGCAAGAGTTGCAGTCGGTCAAATCCGCCGGTCAGTCGGCGTTTGCAGGTTTGGTGACGGGGGCCAAGAGCTTCAAGGAGGCGCTGAGCGAGGTGGCCTCCAGTCTGGCAACGGCTTTTGCCAACAAGGCGTTCAGCTCTCTGTTTGGCAATGTCTTTGAGAATATTCCCGGCTTTGCCAATGGCACGCTGTCGGCACCAGGTGGGATTGCCCTTGTGGGCGAGCGAGGTCCGGAGCTGGTCAACTTGCCACGCGGCGCGCGGGTCTCAACCGCACAAGCCACAAGAGGCGCGCTTTCTGGCGGTGGCGTTGCGGATATTCGTGTCTTTGTCGATCAGGATGGAAACTGGCGCGCTGCCGTTGAGCAGATCGCCGGGGCGATTGCCGTGCAGACCTCCTCAGCGGCGATGCAAATGCAAGATCGCAAGACCTCCGGAAACTTGCAAAATCACTTGAATAGGAAGGGTTGATGAAACGCCCCATTGTGACGGTGCCTCACGAGCTGTTGCGGTTCGTGGAGGTGGATTGGGATATTGATTGGCGCGGCCAATCCAATGGCGACACCACCGGCGGCAACTCCGCCGTTGTCTTCAACAAATTCCCGCGCTGGATCGGATCCCCCAGCCTGTTTTTGGATACGGCTGCGATGGCCATGTGGCGCACGGTGCGCGCGCAAGCCCAGGGACGACTTGGGATCTACAAGCTCACCATGATCGACCCGGTGGGGTTTGACGGAGATCGATCTCAGCAACCGCTCGGCTTTGCAGGTGGTGGCCTGTTCGCAAGCGGGGCTGGCTTTGCGCATGACCCGCTGTGCTTTGCCGACAGCGATGCCCCGGCGGGGGCAACGCGCATCGTGATCTCTGGTGCCGAACACAGTCCCAGACCCGGGCAAATCATGAGCCACCAGATGTGGCCGTTTGTGGTGACATCCGTTGAAGAGCGGGCCGGTGGTGTGTGCGCTCTGGAGATCCAGATGCCGCTGCGGGGCGCGATTGCCAGGGGAGATCCGATCCGCCTGCAGGGACAGGGGCTTTTTGAGGCCGTCGAGGAGGGAATGGGGCGCAGCAGCTATGGTTTGGCGATGGTGTCCCGCCCCAGGTTGAGCTTCCGAGAGGTATTGAACCGATGAGCTTCTTTCCCGAGGGCTTTGATCCCGGTGGCACACTCAAAGGTGGTCTGGATCTCTGCGCCATTGAGACGCCAGACGGGCCCGCTCGCTTTATCATTGGCACGGATGGGGTCTTTGTTGACGTCAACGGGGATCAGTGGTTCGGCACGCAGCTCGCCTCGGTCTCGAGCCTGGGGAGCGCGCTGGACGGACAAGCGCCGGAAGGCTCTGTCACCCTGTCGTTCTTCCAGGATCCTGATGCAGACGATCTGATCGCGCAGGTCAAAGCACTGGGCTTTGCCTATATCGCGGGCCGCAAGATCACCTTTTATGTGCAGCCCTGCGCCTCGATTGAGGAGTTCTATGCGCCCAAGGTCGCCCCGGTTCAGTGGATGCAGCGCACCATGCGCTCGCTGACCTTTGGGGTGAGCGGCGCGCAGGATCGATCCATCACGCTGGGGTTTGAGGCCTGGACGGAAAACCGGCGCGCCGCCCGGCGCATCGTTCTCAACACCGAAGGGCACGCCAAGCTGATCGGGCATGACAACCCCTCGCTCAAACATATGCCCACCACGGATTTTGAAGAGGAAAAACTGTTCGGATGACGCCACTGTATCAAGAGCTGCATGCCTGGATGGCCAAGCCATTCATCTGGGGCGAGACGGATTGCATGATCTGCCTGGCGGATTGGGTGCTGCGGGTCACAGGGAAAGATCCCGCGGCCTCTATTCGTGGGGTTTATGACAGCCGCGGATCTTGTCAGCGCGAAACCGGCTTTCTGCGCCATCCCGTGGACGCGGTGGAAGCCTGTCTGGACACCATTGGAGGTTTGCCGCGCGTCAGCCTGCCTTCACCGGGGGATGTCGCTGTGCTGATGTTGCGCGATGGTGAGGGGCGGCATGCGCCCTGCGGCGGCATCTGGTTGGGCACGGCGTGGGGCTGCAAAGGTCTCAGCGGCACGACCACCATTAAACCTGCGGGTGTTCTTGAGGTCCTGGCCATCTGGGGAGTTGGCTATGACGCGTAGTGTATTGTTCGCCGCCTTACTGGGATCCACCATGCTCTCGCCGCGACCGGCGGAGGCGGCCCCTGTTGTGGCCTTTGTGGGCGGCGCACTTGGGGTTGGGGCCAGCACGGCGCTGGCAGCCACGGCGGCCTATGCCTCAGGGGCTGCATTTGCGGGCACTTTGGTGGGTGGGTTTGTGGTGCGCACTGTGGTCGCTATTGGTCTTTCGGCCCTGGCCGCCAAACTGGCCCCGTCGCCTGCGGCGGCGAATGCCTCTCCGATTGAGCGCATGGTGAACTTTGCGCAGCCGGTGTCTTATGCGGAATGGGTCTATGGGCGCACGAGAAAGGGCGGCCCGATTGGATTTACCGGGTTTGCAAATGACAAACGCTGGTATGTTCCCATACTCGCCGCGCATCCGATCAAAGGCGTGGTTCAGCATCGTTTGGATGAGCGGATTGTCAGCCTTACCGATGCGGTGGACACCAACGCCAGCAATATCTCGGAAAACCCAATTGCAGGCTATGGGCGCGTTGATGTTTTTACCGGAGATCCCGGGCAAGCGGTGCATGCTGGTCTTGATGCCGCCTTTGCAGAGATCACCTCAGAGTTTGACTTTGAGGGGCTGGCCGGGGCTGTGATCTGGGCGGCGCGACCGCCAAACGAGTCTTACACGCAGGTGTTTCCTGGGGGGCGTCAGTGGCAGTACTCACCGGTGCTGGATGGGAAGAAGGATCTCTATGATCCGCGTGACGGTCAGTACAAGTTCTCATCCAATGCGGCCCTGGTGTTTGCGGATTGGTGCGTCAATGTCATGGGGCGGGAGGTCGATTGGGATGAGATCGCGGATGAGGCAGACGCCTGTGATCTCGTTGAGCCGGATGCGGCTGGCATTCCCCGCAAAAGATGGGAGCTGAATGGCACGCTGTCTGATGAGCAGGATTATGAGACCCACCGCGCACAACTGGCCACGGCCTGTGATGCTTTTGTCTATGATCGCACGGATGGCAAAGTTGGCTTCACTGTCGGGCGCTGGCTGGAGCCTGAGCTGACGTTGGGGCCTGATGACTTTCTGTCGTTTGAGCTCACCGAGGGTCAATATGGGGCCGATGCGCCTGATGAGGTCGCAGCGCTTTATACCGAGCCGGACAATGGGTGGCGGGAAACCCCCAGCGGGGCCTGGGTGGCGCGCATTGCGGCCAAGCCTGTCACGGATCAGCCGCAGATCTTCATGGTCACCAATCACTTCCAGGCGGCCCGGCTCAACAAGCGCTTGGCCCGCTCAAAGCACGCCCAGTATCAACTGAGGGGCACCATCGGCATGAAGGGGTATGAGATCCTCGGGGGCCGATCTGGGGGGCGTGCGCATCGGTTTGTGCGCTTTGTGCATCCTGAACTGGGGCTGGATCTCTATCTTGAGGTTGGGGAGATGGCGCGCGAAAGCCTCGGGCTGTTCTCGCTCTCTGCCAATACAGTGCAGCCGGATGACTTTGCATTTACGGCGGCAGAGGAGCCTGCGCGCCCGACATATGAGGCGGTTGAAGGGCAAACGGGCGTGCCGGTCCCATCGGGCTTCCACGTCGCGACTGCAGGCAATGGCGCGGCCACGTTTGAGTGGGACGCGCAAAGCCCGGCTTACCTTCAGGATATCCGTTATCGGCGGCTCTCATTCCTGCCCCTCTGGACGCAGAGCGCAGTGGGGAGTGAGCAAACAACGCTCAACGTGTCAGATCTGGTGTCTGGCGAAGACTATGAGGTGCAAATCAGAAACCGGTCCAACGGGCTTGGTGTCTCTGATTGGTCGGCCTCGGAAACATTTACAGCATAGGTGACAATCATGGTGGCACTTACACCTGAGGGGGTTCTCTACGGGAACCCTCCTCGATCAGCGCATGCTCCGGAACGGGATGACTTCCTGGCTTGGATGCGGGCAACGGAAAGCCTCGCGGGGAGCGGCAGTCTGACGTCGTTCAATGAGACCCTTGCGGTGCTGCAGGCGAGACCGGCGGTGGCGGATGGCAAGTTTGCCCTGGTCATCAGCGATGCCGAAGAGGCTGGGGTTTACGAGCGGGTTGCAGGTGATTGGCAAAAGGTCGCGGGGCTTCCTGCGATCTTTACCGAAAGTCTTGCTGCCGTGCGTGCGGAAGCCGCCAGAGATCTGGCGCAAGCCTATGCCGCTGCTGCCTATGCCAGCCGACAAGAGGCGGCCGAGATCGTGGGGTTTGATCCCACCCTTTATCTGCTCAAAACAGGTGGCCACATCACCGGCAATCTTAGTGTCGGCGGGATGGCGTCGGCGAATAAAATTCTTGCAGGAGCTGGTTCTGGCTCGGTTGGCCTCACAATCAATGATGGTCAGGGGAACAGCAATCTGACCTTTAACCATCAGGGCGGAGTACCAGACAATGACTCACCAGCCCAATCTGCTGCACGCATCGTTTCTGATACTGACGGCAACACCGCTCGTCTCGCATTTGAGTTGGCAAATAACACCACAAAGGGTCAGTCAGTAGATACTATCAATGTCTTGGACTTAACCCTCTCAAGCATTCGGCTCTTTCGCGACACAGTTGTCGAAGGTGCACTGTCTGCCGACAGAGCTGCTGGATATTGGGTCGCTACAAACTCCGAAGCCGGAGGTGGGACCAATAACGACAAGATTATGACGCCGAGGCGCACCGCTTTTAGCATCGATGCAAATCAGGCGGTGAAGGCTTGGGTGAACTTCGATGGGGCAAATGGTGCCATTCGTGCCGCTCACAACGTCTCGTCCGTGGTCCGGAATGGGCAGGGCAATTATGCCGTGAACCTTGCCACATCGATGGGTGACACGAACTACGCCACCTCCGGAACTGTTGGCGTCGACTCCCCAACCGCCGCAGTCGCTTCCCTTTGCCCTGATCCGTCCAACAGTACCGCCACCAGTGTTGCGGTCAGATGCGGATACACAAATCAGGGGACTGGTGGGTTCTTGGCCATCGATCCCGAAGTGGTCTCAGTGCAAGTCACGAGGTAAAAACATGTCAGACACATTGATCATTTATAAAACTGAAGATGGCGGGGTCGCTATCTTGACCCCTGTCACCAGCTGCGGCCTCACGGTAGAGCAAATCGCGGCCAAGGACGTGCCGACAGGTCGGCCCTACAAGATCGTTGATCGATCAGAGCTGCCAACAGATTTTTCCGAGCAAGACCGCTGGGCCGTCGATGAGGCGCATCTGACCGATGGCGTGGGCGCAGACTATGGCGTCGGGTCGAAGAACCCTTTTGTGATGCCCGAGCCGTCTGAAGACGAAGCGGTTGAGGAAGAGCCCGCCACCCCAGAACAGGAGCCCGTCACATGAGCATTATCACGATCAGGCCGAAAACCCCGACAGGCGCAGATGTGAATGCAGAGCGCGACCGGCGGCTGCATATGCAGCCATTCACCGTGGCGGGGTACAACGCAACCATTGTGGTCGAAGGGGACGCATCGGACCGGCAGAACCTGTTGGCACTCGGCACAATCGCCCAAGGGATGATCGAGGCTGGCAGCACCGACCTGATGCAATACCGCGATGGCGCAAATGTGGTTCACGCACTCACACCCGCCCAGATGCATGAGCTTTGGATGAAGGGGGCCGCGTTGATCTCAGCTGTTTCGCGCGCGTCTTGGCTGCTGAAGGATGATCCCAACGGCATCCCCGCAGACTTTGCGGAGGACAGCTATTGGCCCGCGTGATCGTACTAGGTTCGGCACCGCACCTCTTCCCTTTGACGCCAAATTGAGAGCAGTACATGGCAATGATTGAAAATAGCGACCGTGGGATAACATTGAACAAATCCCTCGCATGGACCGTGGCCTGTGCCTTGGTTGGCGCAGGGCTTTGGGTGGGCATTCAGGTGGCCACCTTGCGCGGGGAGACCGCTGGTCTATCCCAAACCATCAACGGGCTGCGGGTGGATCTCACCGCTTCTGAAGCGCGCCAAGCGGCGCTGACCTCGCGGGTGCGCGCCAATGAGACGGCGCTTGCCCGTCAGGATGAGCGCCTGTCGCTGATCCTCTCCACCCTGAACAAGATCGACAACCGGCTCGAGCGCATGGAGCGCCTGCCGATCCGCTGATCCCTCCACATTCTGAAACCATCCCAAGCCCGCCTGCGGGCT